CCTCGAGCTGATCCCGCTCGAGGAGCTCGCCGCCGCGCGTGCGGTTGATCGCCGCGAACGCGTTCCCGTAGAGCAGCACCTGCATGGTGAGCGTGCGCCGCAGCTCGAACGACGACATGTACGGGCTCGGCGAGCGGAGCAGCGAGTCGGCGCCGCTGTTCGACACCTCGAGCTCGATGCGGGCGATGTCGCCGGCGATCAGCGTCACCGCCCGGTAGACCGGCGTGTAGCGCAGCGCCGTCAGAGGCCCGATGTACGGCAGCGCCGAGGGCGCGCCCGACACATAGGTCGACGACCACGGACCGATGAACATGCGATTGAGGAGGGATCGCAGCACGCGGTGATTGTCGCGCGCCCGTCAAACACGGGACCGATCCAAATCAGAGATCCTCATATCCGCTTCGAGTCTGGCCACCCCACGCGTGCAGGCCCATGATCGCGGCGACGAGCGGGTCGACGATCGACTTGTTCTTCCGCTTGTCGACGCGGATGTTGCCGTTCGCGTCGCGGATCGCGATCGCCGTCCGGCACGCGTTCCGCATGATCGGGTCGTCGCCGATCACGATGCGCCCGCCGACGTAGTACTGCTGCCACAGCTGGCACCCGGGACCCATGGTCGAGATCCCCTGCGAATACGACTGGAGCGGGATGCCGTCGACATTCACCACCTGCTCGGAGAAGTACTTCGAGCCCCACTGGTCGAACGCCACCGCCTGCAGCTGGAACTCCTCCGAGATCCGCCGCAGCTCCTCGCGGATCGCGTCGTAGCTGATCTCGCGGCCCGGCGTCAGGGTCAGGTGGCCGTTCGCCGCCCAGGCGCGGACGGGCACGCGGTAGTCCAGTTCCCGCTGCCTGATCTCGGCGTCCGGCCACCAGTAGTGGCCGCGGAGCGCCACCCGCCCGTCGTCGAGCGGGACGCAGACGACGAGGGCGGTCATGTCAAGGGATTTGGACAGGTCGAGGCCCGCCCAGGCGGCGCGCCCGCGCAGCGCCGGCCAGTCGATGTCCGTGGGCTTCGGGTAGATCGACAGGTCGAGCCACCCGCCTCCACCCTCGGTCATCCGGCACGCGTGGTAGCGGGCGAACTCCGCCCGCCCCATCGCCGTCGTGCGGGCGGACGCCCAGGCGCGGCGGATGCTGCGGACGTCCGGCTGTCCGTGCTCGCTGCCGGGATTCGCCTTCGGCCAGACCTCCTCGTCGTCCACCTGGTCGTCGGCGTCGATCCCGTACAGCATCGCCACCGTCGAGTCGTCCGTGATCTCGCCGGTGAGGATCGACTCGGCGTGGGCGATCTTCTCGCCGTAGATGTTGTCCGGGTTGTCGGACGGCGTCGAGATGATCACGCCGAGCGCCTCGCGCCGCTTCGCCATCGAGCTCGTCAGCTTCGACAGGAACCGCCCCCGGTACTCGGCGGCCTCGTCGGCGATCCACAGCGACGGCGTGAGGCCGTCGAGGGACGTCTCGCGCGCCGGCAGCGCCGTGAACATGCAGTCGGCCTCCTGCCGCAGGATCGAGTATTGCCGGATCACCATGTCCGTCTTCTCGCCCAGGCGACGCACCATGGTCTTGGCGCTGTCGAGGAGAATCTCGGCCTGCTCCTCGCGGTTCGCGATGACGTGCACGCGGCGGCCCGGCGCGGTCTGCATGTCGTACAGACAGAGGGCGGCCATCAGCGTGGTCTTGCCATTGCCGCGGCCGACCTGAAGGATGCCGTTCGTGACCCGCCGGCGGCGGTCGTCGGTCCACCGCCACCCCCACAGATTCGCAAGCGCCCACGCCTGCCACGGCGCCGGCACGAACGGGCGGTCGGAGTCGTCGCCGATGAGGGCTAGTGTCCCCATGAACACTAGCAGGCGGTCCACCTCCTCCCAGTCCATGTAGATGTCGGTGCGCTCGAGGTCCGTCAGGAACCGTTTCGCGGCCGCGTAGATCCACTTCCCCGCCGGCCGCGAGCCGTCGACGATCGACTCGGCGTACGCGGTCACGATCTGGCGCGCGTTTGTGTCGGTATTTTGGACGGTTACAGGCGGCACCTTGGGGGCTCCTTTTTCCCTCGAAACCTACCCCCCCCATCCACCTGAGTTATCCACATTGTGGATAACTTGTGGATAACTAGGCGTGGCGCTTGCAATGGCAGTCCTTGCAAAGGGTTGCGAGGTTTGTCTTGTCGTAGGTGAGATCAGGTCGTTGCGCTCGAGGGATAATGTGGTGCACCTCCTCGCCTGGGCGCCCACAGTCGACGCATCGAGGGTTTCGACGCATCCACTGATTGCGCATCCACGTCCATCGGCCCCCAGTGAGGCGCCGGCCGGACACGTTGAACGTCTTGGCGAATGCGGGCTTATGGGTGAATCGTGGGATCGATGCCATGGGCACCCCTTGCGATGAGCTCCTGCCGGTAAGCGATGGCACCTTGGGCGGCCGTGCTGTCGCCGACCCACGTCTCGAGCGTCTGGATCACAAGCCATGGCCCGCGAGACTTGCGGTGGAAGATCACCCACGGTTGCCCTCGGGCGTCCCTCTGGACCTGCGCAAGGGTGTCATCCCACTTGAACGTCTCGGTGCGCTTGACCTCGACATGCAGGCCGAGGCCGTCGCACATGATGTCCGCGGCGGTCCCAGGACGCCCGCTGTACTGCACGCTTCTCCTGCACAGGAGGCCCATGCTGTTCAGCCGGTCGACGATCTCCCTCTCTCCCACGGCTCCCTTTCGTCGTGACATGCCTCCCATAGGTGCCTCCGGGTTTCGGCTGATCGGGGCGAAACAATCCCGACGACCTTGGAGTCGGGATTAGTTTCGTTCTCTCTCTTTATAGGCGGCCGAAATTAATTCCTGGCTGCATTATACCCTCCTCACGACCATTCTCGGACGCCCTGCGGCACCCTCTCGGACGGTTTCCACCTCGCACATGTCGAGATCGATCGCGGCCTCAAGGAGCTCGCGGGCCTTCACCTTGGGGAGCATGTGCCCCATGGCGCGCTCGACCACCTCGCGCTTTGTGGCGGTGCCGTCGACGAACGCGGCGACGAACTCCTCGGTGGTCCATTCCCGGCGGCCCGTTTGGGCGGCCTTCTTGGGCGTCCACAGGTCATCCGGGTCGGCGTCGGGCTCGAGGGTCACCACGGGCGGCGAGACGCGCAGGACGGCCGCCTGGGGCGGCGGGAAGCTTCGGCACACCGCCCGCATGGTCACGCATCCTTCGGTGGCGTGCCGAAGGTAGACGATGTGCGTGTCGGTCGCCCTCGAGATCGCGCCAGCGCCGGAGCCGACGTCGGTCGTGCCCTTCTGACTTTGGTCGCCCTTGGAAGCATGGTGCACGTTGAGCACGGACGCGTTCGAGGCCGCCGCGATCCGGTCGAGGTGGTTGTACAGCTGCACCATGTCGCCGTTCGCGTTCTCGTCGGTGCCCTTCGGGATGAACCGGTAGAACGCGTCCAGGGCGATCAGGGTCCACGTCCCGCGCTCGCGCTCGCGGACGATCTCCTCGACCTGCTCGAGGCCGCTGGATGCCCCTCTGAGCCACGCGATGTCCATGGACCTGTCCACGGCCTCGAGATCGGCTCCGAGGGCTGTAGCGACCTTGTAGAGCCTCTGTAGGCCCGTCTCGGGGTGCAATTCGTTGTCGATCAGCAGGACGCGCCCTCGGGCGACGCGCCGGCCGAGCCATGGGGCGCCCGTGGCGATGGCGATGAGGAGGCCGTACAGCATCCACGTCTTGCCGACCTTCGGCGACGCGATCCAGTTCACGACCTCGCCGCGGCGGAACAGGCCGTCGACGACCGGCTCGCGCAGGCTCGGCGGGCCCTTCGCCAGATCAGGACGGGTCAGATACAGTCGCTCACCCACGGGGCCACCACCTGTAGAACGGCGACGTCTGCAGGCTCGGCCACATGAACGAATCCCGCGTCACGTCGGTGCGTCGGGTCGGCCTAGGGTCGTACAGGGGCGGGAGGAGCGACCACAGGCGGTAGAGCTCCGCGAACGCCTGCGGGAGGGCGTCATCCTCGAGCGCCTCGGTGGCGTCGAGGAACTCGCGCCCGATGTTTCGTTCGTTTCGCGGGGAGGTAATCGTGTTGTAGAACACGCGGGCGACGGCACGGCGCACGTCGCGGTCGATCTCCTCGCGGCCGGCGAGGTGCTCGCGCAGGAACCGGCGCGCGCTCTCCTGGGTGAACCGCCCGTCACGCTCACGGCGCTCCTCATCCTGCCGGGCCTTGCGGAGGGCCGCGGCGCGCGCGACCTCCTCGCGCTCGAGCCCATACTCCTCCGCGGCGATCACTGCCGCCAGTGCGGGGAGCTTGCCCACCCCGATGAGGTAGGACATCCGATCCACTGCGTCGTCGATTTGCATTCGTGCCTCCGTAAAAAGGGCAACGGCGCCCACGCGGACGCCGTCACCCCAGGACACGAATGGACCGGAAAGGGGACGGCGCGCTCGGATGCACACGCGCCGCCCCCCATGGGGGAAAGATCAGAACGGGATTTCGTCCTCGCCGATGCCCGCGCTGCCGGCGGGCGCCGACGCGCCGACGCGCTCGAGGGCGTCGACGACGAACGTGTCGTTCCACGGGCGGATCGTAGCGCGCACGCGCTCGCCCTTCCGCAGGGGGTCGACCTTCAGGATCAGCTTCTCGTCGAACACGCGCCAGAAGACGCGCTCCTCGGAGTCGGTCTTCGGGGACAGCGACGCCATCGGCTTTCCGTTCTTGGTGTCCTTCACGCCCCAGTATCCGACCTCGATCTCGACGGTCTTGGCGCCGGCGGGCGCGGCGGCCTTGTAGCGGGCCTCGGCGACGGATTTCGTGGGGGCGGGAGTCTCGGTGTCGGCCTCGAGCTCGCGGATGAGCGCCCGCAGGCGGGCGACGATGGTTTCACTGGTCATCGGGCATTTCCTCTCTTGTGACGGTGGCGACGTTCTCGCCGAGCATGGGGAGCAGGTGTCCGAACAGGAGCCGCAGCGCGCGACCTGCGGCGCGCGTCGAGGCCATGGCACGGCGGGCGTAGAGCGGGCGCGACGACCACAGGCGCTCGTCGTCCATGCAGATCGCCGAGCCGCGGCCGACCACCTGGCCATCCTTCACGATCTCGCAGGTGGCGACGAATCCGCCGACGCCGTCGATCTCGAGCCGGTCGGCGGACACCTCGCGAACGTGGTAGCCGAACATGCCCGCGAGCATGGTGGCGCCGGCCACGTGCACGTATCGGCGGTCGCCGATCATGCTCGAATGGTCGCGGATGATCCGAGGACCGAGCAGGGCGCACGCGTCGCGCTGCACGGTCATGGGGGCAAGCATCGCGGCGGCCTCGGGGGTGATGCGGCGGACGGTGATCTCGCTCATGCCTCGCCTTCCTTCCAGCAATCCCAGCCGCGCTCGGTCGCAAGGTCGCGGCCTCGCAGAGCGTAAGCCGAGCATGCAATGCGCCGCGCCTCGTCGCGCTCGGCGGAAATCACTCCACACTCAATGCGAAGCATCGAGCATTCCGTCTCAACTGTTCGGAGTTCCCGAATGGTTGAATCGCGCTCCGCCGTAAGACATTCGATGGTCCTGCGGTGCGCCGTAAGCGTTTCGCGGAACTCATCAGCGTTTCTTACAAGTTCCGCCTTCAGCGTCTCGGCATCGCGCTGCGCGTCGAGCGCCTCGTGGCAGAACTGCGTCGTACCTTGGTTCCGAGCGCAGCCCGTGTTTCGTCGCATCCGCTCGATCTCGCGCCGCGCCCCGTCGCGCTCGGCCATGAGGCGTTCGATCCCGATGCGGCAGTCGGTGACGGTAGACCGCAGCATTTCGATCTCGTCGGCTGCGTCGCACAAATCTCGCGACCAAACCCCCATAGCTGGAGCGATACAACACTTCGAAAGAAGGACGCGCAGCCGCGTCACGATATCGACGCTCACAAAGCCTCCCTCGCGAGGTTGTCCCCGGCGCCCGGGGTAGTCTCGGGCGCCGGGGTGCGGCAACACGCCGCGATTTCGGTCCGCAGGCGGTAAATCTCCTGCCGGGCGTCGCACAGCTCGCCCCACACGCGGGCCTCCCGCCACCGTTGGTCGTGCAGGATGCCCGCCAGGGCGGTGAGCATGTCGGCGGTGGTGCGGTCGCCGGCGCGGATCGCGTCGGCGCGCTCGAGGATGCGCGCGCGCATGCGGTGGTACGGCATTTCCGCGTGCAGGTTGTTCGGGTGGTACTCGCGCTCGAAGCGGTCCATGCCCGGCTGGGGCTCGTTCGCCTCGAACATCTCGCGCTCAGCTTCGCGGTTCATTCGTCACCTCCCTCAAGGAACAGCGGCGCGAGGGTCGCGCACAGCATGAACAGGACGGCGCTTCCGTAGATGAGGTATCCAAGCATGGTCGTGTCTCTTTCCTGCGTGCCGTCGTGCTCAGGTCGAGCAGGACGGCGTACCCACTGATCGCCTCGCGCACGATGCGCCGGCGAGAGATTCCAAGGGCGGCGTGGAGGGCGTTGAGCGCCTCCGCGGTGGTGTCGTCGATGGCGACGGATTTGGTGGTTCGCACGCCCTGTGTTATACACACTATCGGCGCGACGGGCGGCGTCACTTGATGAGATTCTTGGAAATCTCGTTGAGCGCCTCGCGGCGCTTCTGACACCCGCCGCAGGGGCGGATTCCCACGGCGTGCGTCACCGTGGCGACGACGTCGCCGAGGCCGCGCGCGGGGCCGCGGTAGTGCGGGCACTTGTCGCACTGCTCGGCGGTCGGCCGGAGCGGCGCGAGCTCGGGGTGCGTGCATTGCGAATGAACCAGGCGGGTGCAGCTCATGGGATTTGCAGCGTGACGGTATGCGTGCGGGTCCACTCCTCGTAGCACAATCCCGAGCCGGGGCCCGGACTATTCACGTCGCCGCAGGGGCAAGAGAACGTCGGCGCGTATGGCGGCGTAGCCGCGTAGCAGATGTGGCCATCGATGCAGCAGAACTCGCTGCACGTCTTCGCGTACTGACTCGACTCGTAATTCGGCACGACGTTGATGGGCGTACCGAAGCCGCCGACGCATACCCATCCGTATGGGTTCTGCGCGCCCTTGCACACGTCGGTCGAATTGAACACGGTTCCGATCGTGGGCCACCGCAGGCCGCGCGTGTCGAAACTGTGGATGTCGAGACACTCGAGCTCGGCGATAAACACGCCCTCGAGGATCAGGTTTAGCGTGTACGGAGGCGGCGGCGAGCCGTAAATCGGGACGCATATCGCCGACACGCTTTCGGTGACGGTGACGGTGGCGACGACCTCGAACTCGAGTAGCAAATGCTCGTCGACGACGGGCGTCCCGAATTGCTCCGCGCATGGGTCGCCACATCGGATACGGATTGAGTCGGTCGTCACGTTCCCAGTTCCGACCATGGTCACGCCCAGGCACGGTTGCGGCGGGTCTTTGCAGGTATGCGGGCACCCCGGATCGGTGCCGTCGAGGGTCGCGGTCGGCTGGTCGTTCGACCGGCTGAACGACCACGTGCCGTTCCCCGCGCCGCCGATCGCGGATAGCCGGCAGAGCACGGCATCGAAGGCGAGCCGTGCGTTCGTCACCGTCAGCGTCTCGGTCACCTCGGTGTAGACGTCGGCGTCCTTGTATTGCTTGCGCGTCTGCGTGATCGTGAACGACACGCGGACGATACCCGGCGCGCATTCGCACCACTCCTCGCAGGTGACGCCGGGGCCGCAGCAGCACAGGCGGTGCGTGCTCACGGCCCCTCCGCGACATACGACGGCGGGACGAGGTACCACCCCTCGGGAATCTCGATGCGGTTCTCAGACAGCGTCCACGTCCCGTCGATCCGGTGGTACACGCGCAGGCGGCTCGAGGGGCCGACCCGCATCGGGCTCTCCTCCGGCACGAACACCGTTCGGCTCGCGCATCCACTCGCGCAGGCGAGAACCAGCGCGAGCCAGGCGATCACGGTCGGGATCGGCGTCTCGAGCAGTCGATACGCCGCGGCGCTCGAGGTAGCCCAACAGCGCGAGCACGATCGCGACGAGGGCACGATCAAACACTCGACCCCTTCGAGTCCTTCGCGAAGATGAGGCCCACGCCGGCAATCACGGCCGCGGCGGTGGTGCCCCAGTCGGCGACGGTCGCCGGGTCGGAGTCGAACATGGCGGTGAGCAGCGACCCCACGGCGGTGAGGATGGCGGCGATGCCCAGGACGGTCGTATTACGGTCTTTCACGGTGGTGCCTCTCGAGCTCGGAGATTCGGTGTTCGAAATTGGCCATGCTCGCGCGGAGCTCGGCGAGCATGACCTCCACGCGGGTGATCTTGCCGACGACGATCATGG